TACCGACAGCGCCACCTATCAGATAGGGAAAACCATCACGGTGATGGCTAACTGTGAGCGTAACGGTGGCACCGGTGCCATCACAGTCACGATAAATATTAACGGCCAGGTGAAAACGGCGGAGGTTATGCCGTATACCGCAGGGATTCCGGCCATGTATCAGACCGTCGTCTTTTCGGTCTACACCACTTCACCTGTCGTGGATATCAGCGTCTCTCTGAGGGTCCGTGGGCAGTACACCACGTCTGCTTCCGTCTGGCCGCTGGTGATGGTTTCCCGGTCGGGGAGCAACTTCACAAACTGACCGGATTTCCGGTCCCTTTCGTTTAATGAGGAACAAATATGACTATGTCGCGCGTAATTTCTCTGGCGGCAGGGCTTTCCCTGTCCGTTTTATTTTCCACTGCTGCCGTTGCCGATAACGGAAGAGGAAGCGGCAACAGCAATATTGAAAACCAGACCCGGATTTATACCGGCACCGACCGTGGGCAGAAACAGCACCGCGAGGCAAAGGGAAAAACAATCACGCGGAGCGTCCAGTGTTCTCTGCCGGCATATTTACGTGACCCGGATAATCAGTGCTGAGATGTGAATGAATCTGAAGCCTGCCTGCGGGCGGGCTTTTTTATGGAGGCAATATGCCAGTACTTATTTCCGGCGTACTGAAGGATGGTACGGGAACGCCGGTACAGAACTGCACCATTCAGCTGAAGGCCTGCCGGACCAGTACGACGGTGGTCGTGAATACGGTGGCATCAGAAAATCCGGATGACGCCGGGCGCTACAGCATGGATGTGGAGCAGGGGCAGTACACTGTCACGCTCCTGGTGGACGGGTATCCCCCGTCACATGCCGGAGTTATTACGGTTTACGATGATTCAAAGCCGGGCACCCTGAATGATTTTCTGGGGGCCATGACAGAAGACGACGTCCGCCCGGAGGCGCTGCGGCGTTTTGAGGCGATGGTGGAAGAAGTTGCCCGCCAGGCATCGGAGGCATCGCGGAATGCCACCGCCGCAGGGCAGGCATCTGAACAGGCGCAGACATCAGCAGGTCAGGCATCGGAAAGCGCCACGGCAGCAGTGAATGCAGCCGGAGCGGCAGAAGCATCAGCCACACAGGCAGCCTCATCCGCAGCATCTGCGGAGAGCAGCGCAGGTACGGCGACCACAAAAGCCGGGGAGGCATCAGCCAGCGCGGCGTCGGCTGACACAGCCAGAACGGCGGCAGCCGCATCGGCAGCCGCAGCGAAAACATCTGAAGCGAATGCAGATGCCTCCCGTACTGCCGCCGGCGATTCAGCTGCTGCCGCAGCCGCCAGCGCGACGGCGGCGCAGACATCAGCAGAGCGCGCCGGAGCATCCGAAACCGCCGCGAAGACGTCAGAAACGCAGGCGGCTTCCAGTGCCGGTGATGCAGGTGCGTCAGCCACTGCGGCGGCAGCGTCGGAAAAGGCGGCAGCCGCATCGGCAGCCGCAGCGAAAACATCTGAGACAAATGCAGCAACGTCAGCAAGTACAGCAGCGGCCAGCGCAACAGCCGCCTCGTCATCAGCATCGGAGGCATCCACTCACGCCGCCGCATCTGATACCAGCGCATCACTGGCGGCGCAAAGCAGTACTGCTGCCGGAGCAGCAGCCACCAGAGCAGAAGATGCCGCAAAACGGGCAGAAGATATCGCGGACGTGATTTCCCTGGAAGATGCCAGCCTGACGAAAAAAGGTATCGTTAAGTTAAGCAGCGCCACGGACAGTGACAGCGAAGCGCTGGCAGCCACGCCAAAGGCGGTCCATGCTGTCATGGACGAGGTACAGACCAAAGCGCCGCTGGACAGTCCGGCACTGACTGGTACGCCAACAGCACCAACTCCGGAAACCGCAGCTGCAGGTATTGAAATTGCCACGGCAGCGTTTGTGGCTGCGAAAGTGGCGCAGTTGGTTGGTTCTGCGCCGGAAACGCTGGACACGCTGAAAGAACTGGCTGACGCGCTGGGTAACGATCCGAACTTTGCCACCACTGTACTGAATAAACTGGCGGGCAAGCAGCCGCTGGACGATACACTGACGGCGCTGTCAGGAAAAAGCGTTGACGGTCTTATCGAATACGTTGGTTTACGGGAAACCATAAATCACGCCGCCGATGCATTACTAAAATCACAGAACGGTGGCGATATTCCGGAAAAGCCGCTGTTTGTACAAAATATCGGAGCGCTCCCTGCATCAGGTACGGCTGTTGCAGCGAACAGACTGGCATCACGCGGCGCGCTTCCGGCACTGACTGGTGCGACAAGAGGCAGCGATAGCGGCCTGATAATGGGCGAGGTCTACAACAATGGCTATCCGACGCAATACGGAAATATTTTACGTCTGACCGGAACTGGTGATGGGGAAATCCTCATTGGCTGGAGCGGGACAAACGGTGCGCCAGCGCCCGCATATATTCGCAGTCATCGAGATACCGCCGATGCTGAGTGGTCCGAATGGGCGATGCTCTACACCTCACTAAATCCGCCACCGAATTCGTATCCAGTAGGTGCGGCGATAGCATGGCCGTCTGATGCTACCCCAGCCGGTTACGCCCTGATGCAGGGGCAATCGTTTGATAAATCTGCTTACCCGTTACTGGCTATAGCGTATCCGTCCGGCATTATCCCTGACATGCGGGGCTGGACAATAAAGGGTAAGCCCGTCAGTGGACGTGCTGTGCTGTCGCAAGAAATGGACGGCAACAAATCGCACAGTCACAGCGCCAGAGCGCAGGATACTGACTTAGGGACAAAATCTACCTCATCCTTTGATTACGGCACGAAATCGACCAATACCACGGGCAATCATACTCACCAGTTCGGCGGTTATATCAACTCGTTCTATGGGGACTCCAGTCACACCTCATTTCAGCCTGGAGGTGGTGCGTGGACACAGGCCGCTGGCGACCATGCGCATACAGTTTATATCGGAGGACACGGGCACACCATGTATATCGGTCCACACGGCCACGTCGTTATTGTGGACGCAGACGGTAATGCGGAAACCACGGTTAAAAATATTGCATTTAACTACATAGTGAGGCTGGCATAATGACTTTTAAAATGAGCGAACAGGCGCAGACAATTAAAATTTTCAATCTGCGTTCAGATACTAACGAATTTATTGGGGCAGGTGATGCGTATATTCCGCCGCACACAGGACTACCGGCAAACTGTACTGATATCGCCCCTCCTGATATTCCCGCCAGTCATATTGCTATATTTGACGCTGAAACCCAGACATGGAGTTTGCATGAGGATCACCGCGGCGAGATGGTTTACGACACAACAACCGGCAATCAGGTTTATATCTCCGCTCCTGGTCCGTTGCCCGAAAATGTCACATCAGTTTCACCAGGTGGTGAATACCAGAAATGGGATGGTAAGGCTAAGGCCTGGGTAAAAGACGAAGTGGCTGAAAAAGCAGCGCAGCTTCGTCAGGCGGAAGAAACCAAAAACAGGCTCCTGCAAATAGCATCTGAAAAAATCGCGCCGTTACAGGATGCTGTTGATCTTGATATCGCAACAGATGATGAGAAAGCGCAGCTCGACGAATGGAAAAAATACAGGGTGCTGGTAAACCGGGTGGATACCTCAAATCCTGACTGGCCAGCGCAGCCAGCCTGATAAAATAGTGTTACTGATTTCTAACAAGTGGCACATTAATTGTACTAGCTCAGACTCCAACTGACAGTTTGCGTAGCCAGAACGAAATCAAATCTGACAGTCTGCTTTAAGCGATGAACGGACATCGAAGCGTCAGTGCTGATGGTGGATTTTGGTTGCTTAAATCATTACAGGTGCTAGTGTAGATGCGACATCCATAAAAGTGGATGCAGTCAGAATAGATATTTGCACAGTAGGATTCTTTGAGGACTAGATCAATCAAAAAGATTTAGATAAAATTGCAGTGTTAACTTAAGGAACTAGTGGCAATTAAGCTTTAAATGCGTTAGTTGAGTTGTGTGATTATATAAAATTAGCGCTTTTTGAATGCTTGGAGAGTGAAATGTTAGAACCACCAAAGAGTTATAATGAAATGTTGCCTATGCTCCATAAGGCAACTTTTATTACTACATTTATATTTTATCTATCATTAGTTATTTATGGCTACATGCCATTAGTTGGCATTAATGCTAAGTACATCCCCCCCATTAAAGACTACGAAGAATTTATTAAGTGGATATTAACATTCGGTATATTGCCAATTGCATTTTCAATTTTTTGGTCCGTGATTAGCGGAGCTTTAGATCTACATAATAATGTGGCAAAAATTATTGGGATAAGAAAAGTATGGGATAATTACTTAATTATTAAACCATTAGCGAAAATCGCAGGCGTTACGAGAAAGCTAACTAATGATGAATCTTACAAGGTAATGAGTAAACTGTATTACCCAGAGATTAAAGAGTTAAAAGATAAACATTACGTTGAGCTTTTCTGGAACAAAGTTTATTATTTTTGGGTTTTCTTTGAACATACAGTAATTGCATTTATTACTGTTTTACTAATAAGTTTAGCTAAATTAACTAATCTATTCTCTGTTACTGGTTCTTTAAATAACCTTTGGTTGTGGGTTATTTCCCTTATCGCCTTCAATTTTCTTATTTTTATAGCATCTGTTAAGCCAAGAACTGAAAGTCAAGTAAGGCAGATACCTGATGATAAAATAAAGGAATTCTTTAATAATAATAACATTTTTTAAATGGAGTTAGTTTTGAATTACAAGATAAATGGAATAACTATACGTTCAGAAAATGCAGCCAAACCGCATACCATGCCATCTAGCTATCTCTGCGACCATATTAAAAACTCTATTAAAAATGGTAGAGCCCTTGATTTTGGATGTGGAAAGCTTAGATATTCAGAACAATTAGTAAATAAATTTGAAGCTGTGACATTTTTAGATTCCAGAAAACAGCTAGAAAGAGTGCAAATTATCAGAGGTGTACAAACCACAATTCCAGAATATGTGGCTAATAACTATAAAAATGCTAATGTTGTTCCTTTTGAAAGTATAGATAAAATAACGAGTCTTTATGATTTCATACTTTGCGCAAACGTGCTTTCCGCAATTCCATGTAAATCCACAATTTACAAGATCATTAGTGCGATTAGAGAATTATTAAAGAGTGATGGTGAAGCAATGATTGTCAACCAATACAAAAGCTCTTATTTCAAGAAGTATGAGAGTGGTATTAAGCATTTGCATGGGTATATATACCAAAACTCACGCAATGCTTCCTATTATGGTTTGCTGGATGAGAATACTGTAAGTGAAATTTGCTTAGATAACAAATTAGCAATAATAAAGTCATGGAGCAAAGCAGGCAGTTCATATGTGGTTGTTGGTAAAAAATAAGCATATTTAATATATTTCAAAAAATTCTTAGGAGGTGCTATTTACTTTTTACTTATTAGTTTGCTGGGGGCGAGTCAACATGAACTGCCCCTCAGTTATTGCATATTTACAGAGTTTAGTCTAAGCTTTGACGTAGTTCAGTACGAATTTTTCCCGAGTTTTTTTATTCTGAGTTCTGAGTTCTGAGTTCTGAGTTCTGAGTTCTGAGTTCTGAGTTCTGAGTTCTGAGTTCTGAGTAGTGATACTCACTTATGTTAACAGCTTCTTTTACTTAGATGCCTTCTTCAATAGGATTGCTAAGAGCGAAGAGCAAAAGTCGATAAACAATAAAGAGGCTCCAAATAAATATTATTCAATGAAGCCTGCAAATCATTATCTGTAATTACTAAGTCACTACTTATAAATCAACAATATTTAGTGTAATGTCAATATTATTTAGACTTGCAATCTCTGATGAATCGTTTGCTATTTTAGCTTTTAATTTATCAATAGTAATCATATCTTCATAGCTGATACAAACCATATCACCTTGGTTAATTTTTGATTTATTCACTATAGCTTGAATAACAGACAGATCACCCATTACATCTCTCAGGAATTTAACCATGCTTTGATCATTGAAGTCAGATATCGATTTTGAACGTTGCTTACGTTGGATTGTTCCTTTTGTAATTACTTCATTAATTTCCTTTAAACCGGTAAGCATATCAAATATGCTGCCTTCGCAATTCATCCGGTGTTTAATTGCATTGCGATTAATGATATTGAGTATTATTTCGAGTGAATCTTTATCATTCCATGGGTGTAATGACGTATAATCCTGATGGCGATGAATGGCATCAAGCATATCAAGGATCATATCTTCATCTGCTTTATCGCAAAGTTCATTTACGAAATAGCCGGGATCGATTATTTTACAATAACTTGGAACTGAGTATTTTGAGCTTTTACAAAAACCAAAAATATATAACACAGAGTATTTATCTTTGAGACTCACTCCTAATTCATTTGTCTTTTCAAAGGCTGTGATGGTTTTTTTGATTTTTGCCGGGCTTGCATTCGTAGTAACTTGAACCGCTACCATGTTTTGATTGTCAGCTAAATCAATGGCGGGAAAGTTGACTTTAATTTGATTCATGTTTTCCAGCTCACCCATTTTCAGTGCACGAAACATGAAGATGGTCAATGACTCAATCATTCTTTCCATGTCATGAAATCCCGCCTGCTTGCGTTGCGCGATATAAAGCTGAAGTAGTGCAATGTCACTCTGTAAGTTTCTAATAAGTGAGTCAATCATAACTAATAATCCTTTTCAATTAAGCAGGGGCGTGTTTGAGCGTGTTTATTTGACTGTTAGTTTAATTTCTTGTTTTTATATTAACAAGCTTTACAATTAGATTAGGTTTCTCAAAACCTAATCTCCCCGTGCAAATCCACTAACTATGCTGAACGCGTTCCGTTGTTAAACATGTCCGCCTCTGGCACAGGGCGGACAGTCAGATTAGGTTTGGCTCTGTGCCATAGATATGTCAACTCACATTTGAGCTAATACACATTAATTATTTAAACCAGTTATTAACCACTTTCTCAAACCGCTGGGTTACTTTTTCCCACGGAAATTTCTCTTCCACACAACGTTGTCCACGTAAGGCAACATCGTTTAAATCGGGGGATGCCAGCGCTTTATTAATGTCCCTGGCAATAGTCTCCGGGGTCATTAGCTCCTGCAAATGGAAGCCGGTATCCCCCTCTTTTACGAACTCAGTCATCCCGCCGCGTGTGCTGACCAGTACAGGTTTTCCTGCTCCCATCGCTTCAATTGCAACCATGCAGAACGGTTCCTGGAACTGAGAGGGAATAACAACCAGATCTGCTAATGAATAGTAGTTGTATATCTCTTCTGGCGTTACACCTCCGACCATATGACAATGTGGTTTTAGCCGTTCTGCTAATTCCCGCACCTCACGCTGATAAGTTGCTTTTTCACCTTTACTTTTACTCATATAGTCACCAACGACAACTAACTCTATATCGTTGCGTTCCTTGAGGAGTTGTTCGAACGCCTGTAAAAGCAAAGTCACTCCCTTATCCGGTGATATACGGCCAGCAAAGAAAATCGTTTTTTTCTCCGGAGTTATTCCCAGGTCAGACTTTTGCAGCGGTACAGCCTTTTTCTGATAGGCCTCCAGGTCAATACCATTAGGGACGATAGCGATATCAGCATCCGGCAGGTACACCTGATAATGCTTCTTCAAAAACATGCTTGGGACGATCATTTTAACGTTTTGATCTAGCCCATCAGGTTCGAAAGCATTGTGCATATGCATAACCATTTTTGCCTTTGGGGCTCTTTTGCGGATCTGGCGGTACAGCTTTATGCTGTTATGCACGATGATTACACTATCATCGGTAACGTTAAAGTCTTTTGCAATATTCAGAATGCGCTGTGAGTAAGGGAGCGGGTCCAGACGAGTCCACTTCTGAAAGAGGCGCTTATAGAGTCTGCTGAAACCTATGCGATGAACAGAACAATGGTCATTGACCTTTAAAAAATCGCTATAACCTTCATTCTTAATACAAGCGATTCTGTTTTGTATTTTTGTTCGCTGTGCAACTTGGTACATCCATGTCTCTACTGCGGCTGCACCACGCGGTGGTATGGAGAAAATTGGTGTAACCGTAAGCACTAATTTATCGATCATTGTAACTCCGTAAATCTTGTTGAGTTTTTACTCAACGAGGCGACTATGCCTGACACTTTGCATTAACAATACAGATAATTCTTATTTCATACGTAACAGATAAAAAACATGAACTAGCTCACAACTTCGTCAGCTATTAATATTCTTGCTATGTATTTATTGGGGTATGCGAACCTTTCGACTTTTACACAGATGATGGCCGCAGCGATGTGCTCAATGAACTAGCTGGTTTGCAGTAGGCCTCACTACTTGGCGGTAGGATGACGGTGGTTAGTTCGAGGGAGTAGCGGAAAACTCAATAGAATACAAGCAATAAAGTGGCTTCTTGCGGTGTCCCGGTATAATGATAGCTATCTGAATCATTGTTATATGTAACAGCAGACTCTCGCTTTTTTCGCTTAAAGCCTGTTTTTTATGTCACAAGCAGCAAGTGTTTAACATTGTTTCAGATTATAGATTAGCGTGCTAACTAAAAATGTCGAGTATGGGATGTGGCATCTGGTGAACTTGTAAAAATCCCATAGTTGGTTAATAAAGAAATCGTTATTCGTTAGTAAAATGTTATTACTCATGCAATCAGGAGAGCTAACAATGAGAGGAAAACTTGCCCGAAATCTGCCCGAATTAAAACGGAAAAAGTGATAACTAATTGAATCTATTAGAACGCAACGGAACGTATTTCAGACGATAAAAGAGTGGTTTTTTTGTTTAACTCTATGAATTTAAAATGGAATTTTTGTTTTTGGCGAGAATAGGAATCGTATTCGGTCTCTTTTTATTTAGATTATAAATCAATGGGTTATGTGTTTCCCCTCGAAATTCCTCGAAATTTCCTCGAATTTCTGTATTCCGGTCTTTTTGGTTATATCACATCCAAATCCAGTTTAACATTTCTTTTACAACAAAATCAGAGCATCACGTAAGCTTTATTATCGCGTTCATCGAGATAGAGTTTCGTGGTGTTCTCTGATGTGTGGCCCAGGAGTTTTTGGGCGAACACCTCGCCGTGCTCGTTTTTGTACAGCCGCCCGGCCAGACTTCGGATCTCGTGAAATGTCGGTGGATTATTGCTGAAGTTAACACCGGAGG